CCCTTCGGCCTTTCGGCCACTATAATCATTTTACCACTTGACAGAGGCCATACTCTTTAAAAACTCTTTGATTTTTCTTTGCTCAGTATTTCTTTGATCAAAACCATAGCGTTTCCAAGCTCCTTGTAAAACTTAACTGTCGACATCGGCAGCTCCATCTCATAGATGATCACATCCCGATGCCGCTCAAAAAACTTAAGCTCAATGATCCGCCGCTCCGTCTCCGTCAAAGCCCCCAAAGCAAACTCAATGCTGGTCACCTTAACTTTAAGCTGCTCCAGCTCCGTCTCATCTGTCTCCTCCTCAGTAGGCGCCCCCGCATTGATACCACCATAAGACGCCAACACCTTATTAGCCGGGCCCGTCTGCCGGATCATCCTAGCCTCCAGGACACCGATGCGAGCCTTGTACTTTTTGTAATGTCTGAGCTCTGCGGCGATCTCCCGATACCATGGCTCATCCTGCATCTTGACCTCTTTTACCACTGCCACACGATCACCCCTTACTTATTGTCATTCCTGCCTCATCCTCTAGCACCTGCAACAGATCCTCAATCGTTACATAACCGCTCTGATAGGCGTCGTACAGCTCCAGCATCTGATTGGCAAATCGCTCGCAGCGCACCTTGCCAAAGCCCCATTTATCGTGCAGCACATACACCGGCAGCGCCAGCATCAGCTTGACCACCTGGTCTGTTGCCTGATTGGCCGCTGTCCGTTTGGCCTGCTGGATCATCGCCTTAGTTAGTGGATCGACTCTCTTGTGCATCGATAACCCTCCTTTGCAGCCGCAGCAGCTTGGCCGCCTCAATATCCGCGGTCTGCCCGTAGATAAGGCGCAGCTGATCCAACATGATCTGGACGTCAGCCATCTCCTCGATGATGCTGGCGATCGCCTCCTCACTCCAAGCCCTCTTGACCTTACATAACGCCTGCGTCAACTCCGCCATCTCCTCGATGGCCATATTGACCTGATGCGTCGAACCGTACCAGTCAATAGCCGCTGTTAAAATGCCCTGCCTCTCATCCTTATTGATCACCGCCCGCCGATGCTCACACGGACCGGGCATACAGTGGCCACATTCTCGACCTGTCGTTTTACAGATCTCCATCTCTATCCCTCCATCCTCGCAATATAAACTGCCACAAAACACATCAATACCAATGCCGTCGCTGCAATCACGCTCGCACCCCCTCATACTTGGCCTTAAGCGCCTCCAGCAGCCCATCCTGCACGTCCTGCTTGCCTTGCAGGCTCTTAAGCACCGTCTCATCTGCTGTCCCATCCGTGATCAAATGGTGGATGATGACCGCATTGGTCTGCCCTTGCCGGTACAGTCGGGCATTGGCCTGCTGGTACAGCTCCAGGCTCCAGGTAAGGCCGAACCAGACGATGATATTGCCGCCGGCCTGTAAATTAAGCCCATGCCCTGCGCCTGCTGGATGGGCCAACAGCAGCGGTATCTCACCATTGTTCCAAGCCTCGATGTCCGCAGAGGACTCCAGCTTCCTTGCGTACTTAAACCGCTCCTTGATGCGCTCTAAGTCGTGCTTATATGAGTAAAAGCACAAGATCGGCTTGCCACCCGACACGTCAATGATCTCCTCCAGCATGTCCAGCTTCGCGTCGCTGGTCTTGACATAATCGCCATCCGGCAGATACATCGCGCCGTTGGAGTATTGCAGCAGCTTGTTGGTCAAAGCTGCCGCAGAAGTCGCCATGACCTCTCCCTCTAAAAACTGCATATAGCTGTCGCGCTCGAATTTGTTGTACTTGGCCAACTCCTCATTGGACAGCTTGACCGCTTGGATGTTGTCGATGCGCTCCGGCATCTCCAGCCAATCCTCTGCCCGCATGCTGATGCAGATGTCGGCAATCTTCGCATTGATAGCCTGTTCGGCCTCGTCCTTGGGCTTGTAGTTATAGATCATCGTCTGGCTCCGTTGGTTGGGAAGGAAGTACCGCTCTCGGAATCCTGTGATCGTCTTACCCAATCGCTCGCCGCCGTCCAATAGATAAATCTCGCTCCAGAGGTCGATCAGGCCGTTAGGAGCTGGTGTACCCGTGAGTCCCACTACTCGAGAGCTGCGGGTGATGTATTTGCGCAAGGCCTTGAACCGCTGCGCTTTGGCCGACTTAAAGCTGGACAGCTCATCGATGACCACCATATCAAAAGCCCATCCGTCACCTACCTGCGACAGCTCGTTGGTCAGCCAGACCACGTTTTCACGGTTAACAATATAAATATCTGCATCTGACGCCAAAGCCCTGCGCCGCTGGGTCGGTGTGCCCAAAATCTTGGCGATCCGCAGATGCTTTAGGTGATCCCATTTGCTGCTCTCGCGGCTCCAGGTATCCTCTGCCACCCGCAGCGGGGCGATCACCAACACGCGCTCGATCTCAAAGCGGTTATACATCAGCTCATCAATGGCGGTCAGCGTGATCACTGTCTTGCCTAAACCCATGTCCAAAAATAATCCTGCCCGCGGTGTGTCGCAGATCTTTTGTATCGCCATTTTTTGATAGGTGTGTGGGATAAACTTCACTGCCCACCGCCTCCCAGCTCTTCAAGCAGCGCCAGCACGTCGTCCTTATTATCGATCACCAGCACGGCCAAGCCTAAATCCCTAAGC